CACGAACCCTCAGAAACCGCGTCAAATCAACGTTTTTGCGTGGCCAAATCCAGTTTTGAAAGTGGGCAGAAAGTGGCCAAATGGCCAAAAGTGGCCAAATAATTGTGAATTTTTTGTGAATTTTTACCTCTTTGGACAAATAAAAGTGGCCAAATGGCCAAATCCCAAAAACAAAAGTGGCCACAAAATCCGTCCGAACAGCCTAAAAGTGACCATTTTCAATCACTAATAAGCCGTCCAGACAGTCTCTTTATCCCGATTTTCTTCCAAATTTTAATCATTTTTTAATGTTTTTAACACACTATCAACCGTCGTACAGAGAATTCCACGTAATTCTTGACGATTTATAGTAGTATCAGCGAAGCTAAATACGTACCGATATACTCGATAAGCGCTGAAATCACGTTCTTCCAGCTCATTTCTAGTCGCATCATATAGCACAGATAATGGTCCTCCGACCCAATCTACTCTATCTAATAAAGTTTTGGCGTCGATACCCTTCGTAATATCCGGTTTAAAGCCGATATAACCGTTTAGGAGACCGTCTGTACGTCTTAGGATACATAAACATCCTTTATAACTAAAACGCTCGTAATTGGACAATATAAACACCTCCTTGCCGTCCATACTGAGCTCCCTTTACACTAGTCTTTCTTACTAAGCTTTCTGTCGTAAGCATATCCTAGTAACCAAGACCATAATCCCCATCCTGTAATAACCAATGCCGGTAGTAATAAATCATTCATTCTTCTCAGCTCTCCTTAGTTTCTCTTCTCGACGAATAATCTCTTTAATCAACTTACAAACGTCGGTATCTTGAAAATGTATGTTCGCATCTATAGATTTGCGTCTAAAATCCTCATGATCAAATCCGTTAACAGTGATTCCCTTCATACTGCCGTTAAGTAATATAGGTTTGTCGTACCGATACTCTGTATAGAACTCTGGAACATAACTATCATTTCTTTGATCCATCATTAACACCCTTTCCGCCATTGACCATATCCTTGATATCGTAAACCCTACGGTCAATTTCTCTAAGTTTGCCATATAAGAATTCTTTCTTAACTACTTCTTCGTCAGACTCTAACATCGTAACTCGAGTCTTCAATTCAATAAGATTTTTCTTAATCTCTTCGAAGTTATGAGTGATATTCTCTTTGTTGACGCCTTTAATGAATTTAATCAAGTCCCCATCTTGTTTCATTAAGAATATATCGTTGTCGGTCTTCACTCGATTGTCAAATTCTATACTAGCTAGACTGTCCATACGGTCTTCCAACTTACATAGTCTTTCGTTAATAACATTTTGATTATGTCGTTCTACGAAATCATCTATCTTAACATGTAAATCTTCACCACTCTCATATTTCTTACGTAAAGTTCTATGCTCTCCATAGTAATATAAAGCTACATTAGTCAGAATGCTGAATATCACCCCGACAATGATTAATACTCCAAATATTTGTTCCTGAGTAGTCATAACTAAATCTCCTCTCGTCTTCTAATATATAACTGTCTTTTCGTCTCGCACTTTCCAAACTCCGTCTACCAACTCTTCTGTGTATTGCTTGATAGCGTATTCGTTCGTACGGTAATATCCGACACGCTTGCTAGTATTCCCTGGTTCTGGATAATATACAAAGCTAGTGTCTTTAATACGGAAATTATACAAGTCAGGATTTTCTACTGACACAATTAGTCTGTCTCCATATTTTACGTCCGTATAGCCGTCGCGCATTGCTAAATGAAATTTCTTGATAGTTGGTAAGTTTATAATACTCATTTCTAATAACCCCTATTTATTTGATTTGTGTAATAATTCGTCAATTTTGTCTTTTAATGACTCGATCGTGTTTCCGTTATGGATAATGGTCTGTTCTTGTTTTTCTATAATCTGCTGCTGTTTATCAATCATATCTTGCTGCCTGTTGATAATATACAGTCCAGTACTGAATAATAATCCCACAATCACCACGAAGCCAACATACATTCGCATGATAAGCTTCTTGTTCATATCAACATTAATATGTTTAGGATTCATATTATCCCTCCCCTCTGAATTCTCTCATAATATGGTTAGCCTCGTCCAGGTCGCCTTCGTACTTCCACTCATCATGGTCCACGAACCAATACATATATCTAACCTTTAGGTGAATCGTTAGCCATCTTATCAAGAGTGTTAATTTTGTCAAGAACCATTCTAGCTTTAGTCTCATAAGTATCTTCCTCCTCTTCGATTTTACCATATTTCTTTTCGTACTGACCGACCTTAGCGTTTAGTGCGAAGTTCATAGCGATTAGTTCGATATACTTACCGATAATCTCCCCGACCACTTCGTCGCTCTTCTCTTTTACCTCTAAGATATGTCTAATTTTAGATTCGTAATAGTATCGTAACCCAAAGAATACAATACCTAAACTAATTCCAATTAATAACATTGTTCCATAATCCACCATTTTCATCGTCTCCTTCTATTTAAACTGGTAACTCTTTAGGTTTACATGAATTATAAATTTTTTGCTCCAACACTCGTAACTCACCTGTAGTGATACCTGCAAAGTTTCCTAAGTCTTCTAATTGTTTATGATGCTTAGACACTCGTCCGTCTAATAAAGCAAATTTAGTAGACATCTCGTCTAATAGAGTCCCGTGTAATTTCAAATTGTTTGTTACAATCTCGAATGCATCTTTGGTGTCGCATTCTAACTTATTTAGTTGATTACTAATTTCCACATCGTCTTTATGTAGTTGGCTCGTTCTGTCGTTTACGGTAAGCTCAACCCATTCAAGTCTATTCTTTAAATCCGATATTTTCCAAACTAACGCTAGGTTAACCAACATACTTAATAAAGCTACCGCCAAAGCAATAACTGATACTAATAATACTTTATCCATTTTTCAAATCTCCTTCTTTGATTGTTAAGTAAGGTACATTGTCTGCGTACAAAGTGACCTCACCATCGTTTTTCGCATTTTTTATTATATCGCACTGTTGTTTTAGTCGTGCTACACATTTTTTCTCACGTTTAATAGCTCGCTTCAATTCATCGCATACTATTTTCAGTTTCTCAATCCGTCGAGCATACACAACTTCGGTAGCGTATATGCTCAAACAGATTACTGCGATTAATATAGCCGAGAACGTGACGATATCAATCTTAAATTCCAATATCTATCGTCTCCGTTTCCTAAATAGTATCCATAATACAATGATTAATATAAAGAATTGTCCATTACTCAATAATATCCATTCCTTTCATCTTCGTCTTCTGCATCATCAGTCTCCACAATATCTGGGAAACCACAGAAAACATCATTTTTAATAGAGTGAACACTCACACTCAATAAATTATCGTATTCTCCATTAAGATTCGTTAAAGTATTTCTAACATCTTCATGAGCTTCTTCAGCAGTCTTACTCGTCTTAACAAGAATATCGTAATCCCATGCGTACTCAGCATTAGTGAACTTACCCATAACAATCTCAACATTACTGAAACCTGCTAAATACGGTCTAGTGTAGAATAAATGTGAGAAACCACTATTGTCTACTACAGAAAATGTCCCTTCTCCATAGTCGGTTACTGTAAATATACCTTTAACATTTCGTGCGAACAGATACCAATGATTATCGTGTCGAATATATAAGTGTCCATTGACCATCCGCAAATCGTCTTTTTCAATCTCATCAAATCTAAATCTCATTTGAAATACCCCCTTTATTTTTTACGCAACATAATGATAATGATTAATAATAATAAGATTACAACCATGTTCGTCCACCTCACTCTTTGTATAATTTATTATAGAATGACCTTTCGTTAAATTTTTTCTTGTCTTTAAGCACACGAGCTATTGCTAAATCAATTGTAGCTCTAGACTTAAAGTGGTAGTAATATAAATCCTTAAATGGTGTGTTCATACGGTCTATCCGTCCAGTTGACTGATGAAGAATTTTGTAGGAATATGTCTGCGAGAAGAATACCATCGTATCTGTCGTCGTGCAATTCCAACCTTCTGCTCCTGCTGTGTATTGAACTAGATATACCCATTTCTCTGTCTTAGGCACATCTTGGTGTTTGTGTCCGTTCCACTCAGCTACAGTCACGTCAGGGCCATAATATAAACTCTTCAGTATCTCTAACTCATAGTCAAAGTTATAGAAGACAATCACCCTAGGATTTTTCTCTACTATTTTTAATAATTCTATTTGTCTACTCTCGTCCGAATTGACTAGCTTCCGTAACAAATAACAAAGCTCAGCCACATTGACGATTGGTTTGTTCTCATATACGTTCCAACGGTTTTTCTGTAAATCCTTGTACAATATACGGTCATGCTCGACCATTATAGTTTCATGATGAGCTACTGTCTCACGTTCAAACGGCATATCTACCAGAATTCGCTCTCTCATGCGTTCTAAGCGCTTTGTGCCAATATACCTATCAATCTGTGGGAATTTACTGAAACGTTTATATATGATGTGTTCTCGCTGAAATTCTGAGCGATTTTTAAAGAACCCGTTAGCCACGAATACTGGAATATAGTCAGACCAGTTGTCTCCTGGTGTAGCACTCAATAATATCCAATGGTTTGCTTTAGAAATCTTAAGGAAGGCTTTAACCCATGCTCCTCCCCCGACAATTCGTTGTTCGTCGAATACGAAGAAAGCATTGCGTACATCTTTATACTTTCCGATATTATTCCATGAGTCTACTACAATGTTATGATCGTACATACTGAGCTCTTTGTTTCTTGTCATAAGAAATACGCCCAGTTCGTCTTCCCACTCTAACGAGTCCCTTTTTTTCGCTGTGGTGATGATGTATAAGTCTTTCGGAGGGTCCCCCATTGGGATATACTCGTCTTTACTTAGTTTACCACCTTGCTGGGTGAAGTAGTACGCTAGAGCCGTTCGTGATTTACCACTACCAACTCCGCCGCACAATATACATCCATTCTTCATTTTCGCTACAGCTTCTTCTTGATGTTCAAATAACGATACTCCTCTAGTCATGACTACCTCCTTTCCAGAAAATTACCCCACGAGAATTTTTCCCATGGGGTTTTTATTTTAGGCTTCTTCGTAGTCTGCATATTTATCTGCGAATTCGTCTTCGTTGATCGTTACATACATAGTTTGAAGATACGCTTTAGTACCAGTCTTACCATTTACATCCCAGTCGAATGGTGTCACGATAACGTCTACTTCTTTAATACTTGCGTAGTCTAATGAACCCACATTTTCTTCGTCTAAGCGAGTCTTTTTACGACGAGTTACTAATGTTACTTTTGGTGGTACATTATCGAAACGTACCGTTACAGGTAACCAATATACAGTTTCTGGAGTGTCATCGTATTCGTCGTTATTTTTTGGTGTGAAGTTTTTAACATTCCAACCATCTTCTAATAATTGTTCTGCTACTTCAGGGTCTTCAATAACTAAACCGAAGTTACGATCACCTTTACGATTATATTTTTCTTCACGTCCTTCGAAGTTTCTAAAGATTAAACGTGCGTTCTCCATTACAATTTTACTTTTAGCCATTTTTAATTCTCTCCTTTATATTAGAATGGGTTTGCCCCAAGCATTACTTCTTCATAATTTGTTTCTCTTGGATATGGGTCATTCGAGCGGAACCACTCAAAGTCACCATATTCCGAGATGGCATCCATAGCCTCATTCGCTAGGTTGATGAAATATGACTTATCGATTCGGTCTTCTAAACCTAACTCAGTCACCATTTCAGATTCCATCCAGCGATATCCTTTAGTGCCATTTACAGCATCATATTTACCGTTTCGCTCAGCTAGCAATATACCTGCACCAACTCCGCTCACCATAGGACAGAATTGCCCCACTTTTCCGATAAATACTCGGTCATGACAAGTTTCAATCTCCATTTCGATTCTCTCTTTCTCTGCATCATAGAACTCTTGAGTAATTTGACCCTTGTCTAATTGACGACGAAGTTTAGCTAATTCCTTAACTAAATCAGTATCGTCTCTAAGTTTCTCGTTCATATCTAAATACATTGTCGTACGAACTTGTTTTGCTTCACACAAATCATCGAAAGTGATAGGTTGACCAGTAAATAAAGTCTTGAATACGTAAGGTACTTGGAACTGTTTACCAGTCGCGGTCCACCAGATTTCTTCTCCAGTCTTCTTATCTTTATGTGGAGTCATGTACTTAGCGATATAAGTTGATTTGTTTACTAAACATAATCTATCGTAAGTATCCTCATGCTCGAAAGTATATCCGTAGCGACTACCGAACTCAGAAATGAAGTCGATTTGTTCTTGCGTAGCGTCAGCAATCTTGATAGAGTCTGTCTTGATATGAATTACGTTCATACCGCGAGACTCACACTCTTTAAGCAAGTCTACCATGAATAAGGCCCCACGTTTTGCTACGATATTGTCGTGATTACGTTTATCACGGAATGCATTCTCGTATGCTGTACATGTTAAGCCGTAAACGCTGTTAATTGCCGTTTTTAGGGCCGTAGAGAGGTCTTTAGAGCTTAGTTCACCTGCTTGTACCTTGGCTACATAAGGTATCAATTTACCCTCTAGAATCGTCTCTAATGCGGTCCAATCCTCGTGCTTAATTGATACACGAGCTTCTACTAGTTGGTAATATAACGTAGTATACTTAAGTCCTAGTAGGATTTCAGTAATAAGACTGTGTGGATGCATCGATGCTACGTCTAATAACGCTACATTCGAATACATTCCCGGTTTGTGATATACATAACCGCCTTCACCAACCTCAATACCACGATATGTGGATTTACCCCACTCTTTCTTGTATCCTGGGAAATATGGAAGTAAGCTTTGTGCTTCTCCGTGTTTTTGAGCCATCATGCCAGGAGCTACTTTATTTAAGAATTCTAATTCGTCCTCAGATAACTCGAATACTGGGTCCGCTAAGTTTCTATATTTAAATGAACCTTGTGGCGTACGGTTATCCTTGAAGATTAGTTTCGTGGTCAATGTGTTGGTCGTGTCGTTTACAGTCATACCAGTAAGTGATGCTAAGATTTCTCTCGCTACCCAGTCAGCTTTAAGAAACTCGAATGCTTTCTCAGTAGAAATAACGTCGTTATCACAGTACTCAGATACCTTAGGCCACATATTCTCTGGAACTGGTTTGTCCCATGGTAGACCTAACTCTTGGTGATGAATACCCATTTTTACTTGTAGTAGTTTCAAGCTCATCTTATTTGCTGCTGATGCAAAGTCGTAAATATCAGTATAGGAAATGTTGTATGCCTCACGGAACATAGCATCTTTGTCACCATTGACAATTCGTTGCGACAGATTATATAGTTGAGCGTTATCATAACCTAATAGTCGTCCGTACAGAATATGATTGTCATATCGTCTACAGTTGAAACCAATCAATTTAAGTTTAACCAATTTCTCAATCTCGTAAGGACTTGGGTTAATCATACGAACCATTTTCTTATCATCACCTTGGAACTTCCAGTTTACTAAGAATAAGTTAGGAAATATCTCAATGTCATAGAATGCTAGTTCGTCACTAACAATATAATCTTCGTCATTAATAGAAGGTTCTTCCGAATGGAATTTCATACCTCCTACTAATTTTAAACATACGTCCGATTGGTTCGTACTGTTCGCTGCGAAAGCGATAACCGATTGCCTCATGTCTGAAACATCGTACACCATACCACTCTCGTATGCATCTTCTAAAATCTTAAATATGAAGTTCACACTTGGTGCTGTGGCATTGTGTATCTCCTTGTTAAGATTTCGTTTAATAAGTGTTCTAAGAGCAGCTTCGTTCTTAAAACCTTCAAAGTTTATCATTTTATCAGCTCCCTTAAGTGGTAATATACCCTCAGCAATATGAGCTATCTCGTCTGTCGTACAGAGAGTTAACTGTCTACGCAATGAGCTATTACCTGTATATACCTTTACTTCAATATTATCATCATAGATTCTACTCAATGCGTTAACATCTCCGTTGTAAATATAGTGTAGGTGTACACCATTACCACTACGGCTTACTTCGGAATATGTCTTAGGCCACTTATTAGCAGCCGCCGTATTAAGTTCTAGAGATTTATTACCTGATTCGTCTTTCAGATCGAAGTCAATCACAATATGATTCTCTGGAACCTTCACATAGTGTAATTTAGATGTATCTAACGATGATAATGTCTCCTTAACATTACTCCATTTTTTCGTAGGTGTTCCGTCGTTCGTAGCGTACTGAGCCAAACTGTCAGAATATGTCTTGTCGAACAATGACTCAGTCTTCTCGAATTTGATTGTCGGAATATCACCTTTCTCAATTTTAACTTTTTCAGTCTTGCGCCACTCTTCGAAACGGTCTGTAATGAAACCTTTGAAATATGAGCGTGCACGAGTTCCGTCAGGTAGCGTATATCGTTCTTGATATTCTTTGAAGTAGTTTTTCAACTCTTCCTTAAACACACGTTGAGTGTAAGGATATGGAACATTCGCCTCATCGTTGAAGTTCTTATATAACTCCCAAGCAGTCTTCAATGAAATACCGTCATCTTTCTTGAATTGTAAATAACATTCACTCATGAAGTTATAGAAGTCATTTGTCGCATCCAACATAGTGATTGGAATATAATCGTCATATGCTTCAGGATCTTCTAAATATACTTCCATACAGTGATAAGCGATTGCTCCTAATTCAAATTTGACACGGTCCATTAACTCTCGATAATCCTTACGTGCTAACAGTCTACCAGTAGGTGACACATCAATAAGTCGTCTGATAATACCTGAACGTGAGTCTGTAATTTTTACAGGTTTGTTCGTACCCATAATAAGGAATGACTTGAAGGCACTCTGATAAATAGATTTATGCTTCTCATTGACTGGCATAGCTTCGTGAGAAATCAAACTGTTCAATCTTGTGTTATCCTCAATACGCGATAAGTCACCGTCATGTTGAATAGCTACCATTGGGTTATTTTTGAACGGTTCCAAAGAGAATTGGTTATTAGCTGTACCCAAGTCTTTGGCATTGAACATTGTTGTATACCCAGTAAATAACTGTTGGATAATATTAATGATTGTAGATTTCCCTGTACCATGCGAACCATACAGAACCATGAATTTTTGTAATTTCTTAGAGTCACCAGTGACGATTGAACCGATAGCCCATTCTATCTTATGTCTCTCGCTCTCAGAATATAAGGTTGAGATGATTTTGTCATACGCATCATAAGAACCCTCCTCTAATGCATAAGGGAGTTTCTTACTTGCGTAATCGCTCTTAGTGACTTCTGTATTCGCGAAGACGATATTTTCGTCAAGTACTTTATAAGTATCACGCATCTGTTTCTGACAATATTTATGCCAAACGTCAATCATACCAGATGAACTGTCCCATAAGTATTTAACTCGAACGTCGCCTTCCACTCTATTTTTGTAATCTTCGTAATATCGTTTAAGCTCCATATCGATAGCTTGAATAACATCCCATTCGTCTGTTGACCAGAGTCCTTTCGATTCAATCCAAGCTGCGTAGAAATCGCCTCCTCGAATAAGTAAATCTTGAGTTCTACCGACAATGAACTTAGGATATATTTCGACTACGTCCTTTTTAATCGATTTAGTTGAAATCTTTAAGAAATCAAACATTACATTTCGCTACCTCCTTTCTTTATATTTACATGAATTCGTCTAGGTACCAATTTGCTTGTACCCATAGCTCTTCATTTCTTAAGTCTCGTCCGTGAGTATTACGTACTCTAAATAAGCTACCTTTACCGTCTGGCTGATAATCTCCATCTAGGAAATTACGAATGACTGTATCTACGTAATTTTGGTCATAGGCGAAATCGTCCATGTCGATTAGTCCTAAATTATCAATCATACTCCAAAACAATAATGCACTACGGTCTCCGTATTCTTGACTGTACATAATCTCTCGTTCGCATCGTAGAACTAGCGCTACCATCATCTCGAGCATGGTACATTGCATCACATCAATATAGTTAGCAATCTCATGGTCACTAATTTTACGTTCATAACCGTAGCGATATCGCATGTCCACTCCGTCAGCTGCTCGATTTTCGTCCATTGGTAGCGTAGAGTCGTACTGCCATAGGAATAAGCGATTCAATAATTTGTTATACTTTAAATGGTTATCGTCTTTAATATGATTCTTCAACCATAGAAGATATGCTCTGTGATCCGGATTAATCAATGTATACCACCTCCATTCTGTTCTAAATATATACTTAATTAATCTTCATCTCTCATGGCCTTAGTCATTTCTAAGAACTCTTCGTAAGTTTGGTCCTCTTGAGTAATTTCGTACAGATTGCCTTTAAGATAGTTTTTAACAGTAAATTCTGTCTTACCATCTTTCAACATATCGTGAGCTTTCTTACCAATATGATCCTCGATAGGGTCTAATAACTCAGAATACTCATCAATATACTTATCGTCCTTGAAACGAGTTACTCCGTAATAATCGAAGTCGTTAGAGTCTAATACGAAGCCATCGTTCGATACAATCTCGATATCCTCGTTCTCGTCTTCTTCCTCGACTGATTCAGTTTCTACTTCAGGCTCTTTATCAGCAATATGTTTACCTTCTTCGAAATGAGTCTTCAATTCTTTTAATCCTTCCTCAGTTACTTTATAACCTTTAGAAATATCGCTATACTTCTTGTAATCGATTTTACCGGATACCTCTTCCTTGATTTCTTCAAGCTCTTTTTCAGCTTTTTCGATTACTTCTTTAACTTCTTCTGTTACATGTTCGACTACGTTAGGTTTCTCTTCAATATCCTTCTTAGGAAATGTTAAATACTCCGTAACAGTTACCACCTCAGGGTGTTTCTTTTTGTAAATATACATAGCTCCAGCACCAGTTGCGACCCCAACTAGAAATGCTGAAATTAGTTTTAATTCGGTTCTCATAAATAGTCTCCTTTGTTATTTTGTTGAGAAGTAGTGATTACCCACCTGCTCCATAGGTGTCCCAAACTCGTGAAACTTATCAGTTCTGAAATATAGAACTTCTGAATTTGTACGATTATGGATTTCGTCCACTACTAATTTAAATGCGTCGTCTAGTTCTGAAAATAGTTCAATGCGCCCATCCCATGCAGGGTCGTAATGATATGGTTGATAAACAACATCATATACTGTATTAGGGAAGTCACTAGAGTCTAATCGGTTCAATACCGTATCAATAACTAGTCTTTTTCCCATTTCAGGCTCTCCCTCAGCTTCAGCTAGAACCAATTTAGCAATTAAAACCGCATCATCCATTGTTATATAGTCTACACTACTAATATCCTTCACCTCAGTTCTTGTTGTGGTTTCAGGTTTGTTCGTACGGACTACAATATAGCCTGTCGTTTGATTAGTATTCGCACTAACAGCTTTGTCCGAGTAAATATATCCCACCATAGCCATCATGAACCCTAAAGCGATTAGCATGAAACCAGGATCCTTCAGCATATTTTTTAAATTGTTTTTCATAAATTAACCCCCTAGGAAAATTTCCCTCAGCTTTTTACAGCCAAGGGATTTCGTAATTTGTAGGCGCATTGATGTCTACCATTCAAATATAGTCTAGGATTACCCCGTCTACGTTGAAGTCTAATAAGATTCTAGGTTCGTATCCGTTCACGAAGTCTCTAGCTTTCTCATTTGCATCATCGTAAATACCGAAGTCAACGAAGTTGTCTCCTAATGGTTGACCTTCATCATAAATCCAACCTACTTGTTGTCCTGCTGCTGTACGTGGAATACCCAACATGTCGTATACTTCATTTAAGAATAAGTGACGTTTCGCGCGAAGTAAATCATTTGCATGTTGCTCTTGCATACGTAAGAACATTAAGTTATATTCTGGATTAGATTTCCAATCAGCACAAGACTCATCGAAATAACGAGCGTAGCTACTTGCGTAAAGTTTAGATGGCTGTTCGTTAGTTTCTTCTTCCACTGCCTCTTCGCCCTTTTTCTTCTTAGTAGCTTTCTCTACTTTAACACCAGTCAATAATTCACGATCCACTTCACGTCCGAATTTATCCACAACGCGACCACGATATTCTTTAAATCCTTTATCGATAGTAGCGTATGCTGCAGCTAATCCAGCGTTACGTTTAGACAGAATATTATGTGAACCGAAGAAACATAACAACGATGCTGTTCCTAAAACAATCGTAGGAGCATACAATTTAGTTAAGTCCCAACCAGTCTTAATATAAATCTTAGTTAAATCTTGTACTTTGTCTTGTTGAGTGTATCCGTATTGTTTTTGTAACTCTTCGCTATCCATAATTTCATGGATTTTTTTGATTTGTTCTTTTGGTTTAGTTAAAACGTCTTCTAATTTAGTAGTAGCTTTACATCCAGCCACAACAGTAGCTACAAAACCGACAGTCCCAGCTACTAATAACATTTTAGGACTGTGTTTCTTTCCTTTTAGCAATGCAGTGTTTGCTGCCGCTACAAATTTCTCTTTAAAACTCATTTTACATTTCTCCTTTAGTTTCAATATGATTGATTAAATGATTAGCGTACCAGACTAGTTTACGTAAGTCCTCTACACCATTTTTTCGTTTCCAGCGACATGCGTACTTAATGATATTTGAAGTGTCACTAGCCTCGATTCCTTTTAGATCCTTTGTAAATTCCTCGATCACATCGATTGTTTCTATTTTTCCAGATTGATAATGCTCTGGGTGATTTACCATATCCATAAATAACCTCCTATAAAGCAATAAATCTTGGCATTCTGATAATGAATTTTCGTCCGTACGGTATCACAGATACACGAGTTAAGTCTTTCCAACCGTAATTATTATCCGTGAAGTCTCCGTCGATACCGACTAAGTCATATAAATCAGCAATAGTCGCTTGTTGATATTGGTCGATTAGACCTTGAAGCTGATAAATAACGTTCTGAGAGTCTGTATAAGTGTCTACTTCAATCTCGATAATATCATTCCCTTTCTTACGACTTGGTTGAGTCGCAGGTGAACTTGAGAAACTATTATATGACACACGAGATGTGTTACTTGAACTCTTCGCTGGTTTATAATCATTACCGTATAATAATTGATTAATACCACTCGTCACGAGTTCTTGAATAAGTCTCTTAATATTAGGCACGAGTACGTCTGATAGTAAATAAGACTTCACACTAGACGCATCCTCAGATACAAAGAAATCAAAGAACCCTTTCTTTTTAAGTTTCGCTTGACCTGTTACGATTTTTTGCGTTTTAGGTTTATCCATTAATGCTTTATTCTCCATCTTTGTCTTGTGTGAGTTCGACTCTAGTACCATTCACATTTCCTCCATTTTCTCCAAAGTTACCAAATTGCTCCCTCCACATTGAAGTGTACTTAGCCGCCTCGATTAGATTATCCATAGATTTCTTTTGGGCTTTCCAGAATAAGAACGCTCCTCCACACCAAGCTAGAGCTGCAACCATAAGTTTCGTTTCGTCATTGAATTTGATTTTCATAATATAGTCTCCTTTCTTAAACAAAAGAAAAAGAGAAATGCGTGTTAAGCATTCCTCCTTCTTTAAAGCTATTCAATTACTCTTGGTCTTCGTTAGACTCATCCATTTCAGTTTTCATCTTGCTCTGATTGAGTATCATCATCTGAATAATCGTTTGAGTAGTCTGATTCGTATCCTTCATTAGATCCTGATTGTTTTGCTCCGTTAGCTGCTTTGGCGACTAAAGCTACTAATGCTCCTGTGCCAGCCACAACTGCTGTTACAATACCAATCTTTTTCCAATTTGGTTTACGAAGTTTCGCTACATAAACAGTTTCTCCGTTTTCTAATACTTCTTTCTTAGTTTCGATTAAATTTGACATGGTAGGTTCCTCCTTAAGATTTTTAGTTTTTTGTTTACCTTCCATTAAACGAGTTGTAAATTTTGCGAGGCTGTGCTTTACCATACCCCGTAAGTAGGCAATACTGTATAGTCTAGCACTAAACATGGTGTTCCATCGTCCGCAATATGAGAGCTAAACTCAATATCCATACCACCTTTGTCGATAGCCCAACCCATATCATTACCAATTGCGATTGTTTCCAATCCTAAGTCAATATAGAACTCGTTCAGACTGACCCAATTTTCGCTAAACATCTTAGCGTTTGTATCATTGACAATTCTTCTAATCTTTTCAATGTTAGATTTGAAATATCGTCCTGACACACTGTCATAGCATAGCGAGTCACCATTCCCAGTAATAATAACTTGAGATTTACTAACAGGATTTTTCTCGATTTGTGCCTTAGCAACTTCGTCACGAACTTGTTGTTCTTTATTTTTACCGAACTTCTCCACTACCTTTTCTTTATATTCTTTAAAGGCAGTTTCAGATAACGTATAAGCAGTCGCGATAGCAACACTTCGTCTGTGACTCACATTGTTCGCTCCAATGATACATGCCGTAGATAACCCGAATGCGATAGCTGATGGTGCGTATACCGTCCAAACAGCTTTCACTTTCTCAACCACTGTCAGATTTACGTCTTCAGGCTCTAGTTCTAAAACCTCTGCTTTATTTTCTTTAGCCTTCTCCATTAACTGCTCAGCTTTAGGCACAGCTTTTACTGCGAATACCACTGACGTTACCATACCCACTAAACCAGTAGCGATTAAGATTTCTGGTGTGTGTTTCTTTGTGAATTGTTTAATATTAGTTACTAGATTCATTTTCATTCTCCTTCACAACTTCAAAATTTGGTTCAATCCATACAATTTGTCTATTTAGTTCATTTACGGTAGGTCTGACACGATTAGTTCTGTCTAGAGTAGTCTCGATATAGGTCCCTCCTAGAACGTCCTCTATTTTTACCAGAACGCCTCCGTTTCTAAATGGCGGACTGTTGTAATCACTCACAACGTAATAGTCCCCACCACACTCTAATATATATCGCATAGGCATGTGTTTTGACGGGTCATACTCATTGATATGATCTGACGTGAACACCATACCCTCTTCCGTATATTTTACATCGCGGATACAAGTTCCGGCGAATATCTTATACCAACCACCTCCAATACATACGTGGATAATATCGTCTAACACCTTAGTGTTACCAGGAAATATCTGGTTATTTAGTAGTTTAATGGTTGTTTCATCCCAATTCATTCAATCGTCTCCTTTCCTAGTAATATTGAATTGTTGTAGTAATAATCGTACCGATATATGGTCTTCTAACCATTCCTTCTCTAGCGCAAATACTTCGGGTATTGACAGATAAATAATCTCGTGCACTGGTACGTCACCTCTATGAGTTATATCTATCGCGACTCCTCTACACATCATATATAGTGTGAACTTGGTATTGATACCCGAGAATTCATTAAGGTCGAACGGTAGTGCATGCCACTCAGTACCTTTTACTTTAAAGAACATAGTATGCCCAACAGGAGTGACAGTAAAATCATTTCCGATTAAAGGTACATCATTGACATTTTTTATGTCGAACTTGTCAGTAAAATATGTCTTCTCCAGAAGAGTCTCTAACCTATTCATTCTCACCACTTCCTTTAGAAATATCCTGTCTACCGAACTCTCTACCAGAATATGTGTTTAGAAATGCTAACGCTCTACCGGGTCCTTTTAGAAGTAAAGCATCCCGACGGCTTCGTTCGAACAGTTTTCCATATTTATCGAACCCAGTGACTACTGGAGTGACTTCTGGACGTCTGTCAGCGATAGTCCATCTAATACCAGCCTTCTCGAACGCCAGATTATACATACAGTCGTACGAAGTCTCGACGATAATAGAATGAAAATCTTTCTCGCTAACATACGCTTTGACGAAGTCTGATGGGTAGTGAATATAAACCCACTCACTGTTAATGCATACATACAGTTTACCGTCAAGTAACACAAAGTCTTTATGATCGATTTTTACAGAATGTCTTCTACTGTTTTCGTTTAAGATTTCTTTAACATCTTGATACGGCATAAATAACGTACGGAAATAATGGTCTTCGGACTCGCCACCAGGCTTAACCACTCGTACATAATCCATATATTTATAGACTTTCCATCGTACACCCTGTCTTGTGTGAATAGATAACCATTCTTCTTTATCGAATTGGATAGCTACAGTTGTGACGTAATCTTTGATAGGAATAAGTCTCCAAATATCGTCTTTCAGTACGTATAGGTCTCCACCATAGACCACGCACTCGTTTGCAACCCAAGCTCTATCAGCGTTCGTAATAACGTTAATCATTTGTTTTATCTCCTTTATTTTCTACGTAAGTAACGGGTCCCTCAGGAAATCCATTAAGAGCTCTCCACATTTTAGTCCCTTCTTCATCTTTTTCTAAAATACGTTTAGAAGCTTCTTTCAACTCTTCATAACTTAGTGATATCGTATCGGCGAATAAATAACCATCTTTATCAAACACTCTAACATCTACGACCTTATCATCAACGCCTTCACCATCGTAATATACTACGTGGACATTATTCTTTCGTACAATACTAACGCAATGATAATCTAGTAAAACCGTATTAGTATCGTTTATATCGTTAAGAATATACCAACCGTCGTCTAATTGAATGAACACTCGTTTCTTACACATTGTAATTTCTAATTCTATTATTTTACCTCCCAGGGAATACCCTTGCTATTTAACCAGTTCCAAATATACATACCTTCTGCATCGTCTGAAAGATTCTTTACGGACATCTTCTTGATATCGTCGAAAGTAATACGATTGTTGACCATTACTGGGAATGTATCGTCGTCGTATACAGTTAGTGTGAAATATAAATCATCTTTCTTCTTAATTTCTGTGTAACCATATGAGGTTCCGTCTTTATGTCGAATCTCAAACCCAATATCTCCGATAAGTATATCAGTCGTTCTATTGTGCTTATTAATTAAATACCACTCGTTGTCGAGTCGTACAAATAATCGGTTCTCGATTAGGTTTACTTTAGTTTCCATATGTAACTCTCCTTCGCATTTTTGTTTACATTAACTTAAGTACTCTACTGATGGAGCAAACGGGAACTCAATTTGATAATATCCAGGAGTATCATCGTCTTCAAACTCGATATACTCATGAACTACGTCAACCCAAGCGTACCCATCATCATTATATTCAGACCATCCGATAGTAGCCCCTTCTACCGTACCGTCCAAACCGACTAACGCATAATAATCGTTCAAGTTTACGTATCCTCGTAGGATAAACATACGATTGAACTGATATATAGCATTCAACATCTCAATCGGACGACGTTTAAACCATCTGTCAGAATACTCATCGTAATATAACAGTTCGTCGTAATCCTTCTCGCTCATGAATTGGAGTGACTCACTATATTCCTTCTTACGAATAGTCATATACTCGTCCGGATGCTTTTCGCGATAGTCTTTCTTAATTTCTTTATATTTTGCATCTAAAGCAGCGTACGCAGCAACTAGAGATAACTGTCTCTTCTGAGATAAGAATGAACTACTTAGAATACACCCGATAGTAGCCACACCACATACGATTGTCGGTAAATATAAACCGAACGTGTTGATTTCTCTCTGTGGTTCTTCGTAGAATAAGTCGTATTCCACAAATTCAGGAGTCTCAGCCTCCAACTTACCTATTTTCTTACCGGCGTCCGATGCTAGTTTAGCAGTAAGAATAACACCCGCCGCTCCTAAAACTGATAGGATAAGCGGGCCGTGTTTCTTTAGTGTATAACTCGTCCGACTAACGATTTGTTCTAACTTCATAAATATCCTCCTAATATCCTTGAGTTTGAGAGTTAAGTCTCTCTACTACTTTTCGTTCAGATTTAGAATAGTTCTTCTCAGCGTCCAGATAGTTTACGTATGGATTTTCCCAGTGTTGTTGAACCACTTGAGTTTCATCCATTATACAAATATCTACTACATGACCCAATAGACGGAATAATGTACCTCCGTAATTAACAGGTTCTGGCTCAATAGGTGTCATATCGATATCCACGATAAGTGTACCCATACCATATTGAATAGTATAATCTTTTACTTTGCGAGCTAATATAACCCAGCGAGCACCACTTAAGTTAGCGTACAGACGGCTATCTTCAAAATGTAGATTACTATTACGCCAGATACCGTCGTGTAACATGTCTTCATAAATCACCATAAGAATATCCTCCTTACTTTTTTAGTTTTGATTCGTTTAGTTCTTTTTGTAATCGCTCGATCTTATTTTCTAAATAGTCTACACGCTTAGACGTAATCCAAGTAATACCTGTAGTAATAAGAGTAGCGACTGCTAACATTTTAATATCTTTGCGATGTGCTTTGAATACTCTCTCGCAACGGTTAGTATATTCTACTAATTTGCCTGTAGTTCTGTGGTTAGCAATTACACATTCGACAAGTTTTTGTACCTTGTTATTCGTTTGGATTGCGTTTACTGATAAAGATTCTAAGATATTTCCTAAGTTTTGTTCGTTATTCATTTTTGTCGTCTCCTTTGATTGTTAGTTTAGTTTGTTCCATAAATTCGTTCCAACGGCCTTCATTCCATGCTTTGAACGCGTCTAATACCACACCAGCTTTAATCTTTTTAGTTTTATTTACTAGTGGTACTAACTCGCTTTCAAATAAGTTTTTAAACTCTAAGAGTTTCTTATCCATACTTTCTTCGTTGTCTTCCCATTTTCTAAAGTCCATTTTTAGTCTCCTCCTTAACACGTTTCATGAATTTATCCCACTCGCTATCAATATAAGCGTGTAGCGCCTCCGTTACTAAGTTAGTATAAATAGGTCCGTTTCCATATAACGGTTTAACTTCCTCGTCAAATTTCTTGCTGAAGTTTTCCATAAAAATATCATAGTTAGTTTGGTGTGTAGTTTCCATTTTACTTACCTCCATTTTCCATTGCTTTCTTTACTGCCTCTGCTACCTTCTCAGCAACAGTCGCGTCTAGTTGTTTTTCCTCAATCCAACCTGACACTAGTGTCACCGCAAAACCTAAAGCGGTTGTTACTAACCCCGCTACTTTTAACATTTGTTGTTTTTCCATCTGATTTTCCTCCTTCGCATTTTATAGTTTTTATCAGACAAAACAAAAAGTGATACCTGAGCGACTCGAACTCAGATATCGTGGAAAGGCCATTTTCGCGTCTAGGTCCCCCTTTCCATTATATAGGTTGTAAATTTTGCGAACCTGCAAAACAAAAAGAAAAAGGCCGGTCTCGAACCTGGCAACTCCTCCGCGTTTGCGGTTGCTTTATCCCATGGAATACATCCTAGTGTATGTCCTTAAGCTACTTTCTCCATTAAACAGATTGTAAATATTGCGAAAAGATAAAAAGGAAAGGGATTGTAAATTCCCTCACCTTTCGAACTTGTTGACTTACTTGAGTTTTAAAAACTTCATAACAAATGCCAATGTCTTAGATGTGAAAGTTCCAGTCTTCTCGAACTCAAATCCTGCTGCTACAAAGCCGGCAGTCAAGACTAAAGGTACGATAATCGCAATACCGTCTAATACGACTCTCACTGGCGTCTCCCAAGGTTTAATCTTTCTTCCCTCTAGACGTTCGTTAAGAACCATATTTAACTTCTGTAGATCCTCGATTGCTCTTGTCTTTTCTTCCCCTTGTAAGTTTGGGATTTGTTCGAGAAGCTCTTGAATTTGCATCTCTAATTCCATTGTAATTTTGTCTTTTTTCATTTTTATTTCCCCTTTCGGTTTTTATGTTCCATTATAGGAGTTGTGAATATCGCGTTACTCGCGTACGGACTTTTTACGCAAAACTATTACAGTCTTACTCTTGAAGTCGTCTGAGTTCATTTCTAACATAGGCATCTCCATGTTATCCGCATTGAAGAACGTAATATAACCGTCCACTTTTCGGTGATTGTAAATATACCTAGTCACGAGCACACCCACGACCACACCTAATAAGAACATTAATCCAAATAGAATATAAGTTGTCTCCATAACTCATACACTCCTTTCATTTTGTTTTTGAGAAAAATCCCACTGGGAAAATTTTGGATTTCGAAAAAAAAAGAAGAGAGTCATGTAGACTCCCTTAATCTTTGTGGTGAGAATAACATTCTGAATAGACTGCCCAATTCTCCACCATCCATTCCACGTAAGTAGTTAGTACAAATATTACTGCTAACCAGCCAGCTGTATCGAACCATTGTTTAATTACTAGTTGTTCTCTCATAGCCGGATCGAAAGTTAGTGATGCTGATACGTTCATACTTACTAGAACGATTAGTGCAATAATGGTCACTCCAATCGGTAATGTCCAATCTCTTCCTTCAATGAATAATAATAATCTTTTCATAATAATCTCTCCTTTTCATATGGGTTCTTTCCCATTTAAGGAGCTGTAAATATCGCGTATGTATATAGGAGTCCGTCCGTACAGACAGACCCCCGTTAAATTATTTATCAGCGTTAGGTTTAGTATATCCTAATGCTCGTGCGCTGTCGCTAAATCCAGCAGTAGTTGGGTCTGCAACCACACCAACAATCATTAATACTGCAAATAACGCATTGATGAACACTAACATGCGGTCAGATACTGCACTGAAATCCACAGATACGTTAAAGATAGCCATAAAAGTTTGCACTAATAAAGCTAAAGCTGGTACTAATGTAATAAAGAATTGTGGGTTTTGTAAACGGATTTTCCAGTTAATTTTGTTCATAAATAAATCCTCCAGTTATTTTTTAATTTCGTCTTTGATTTCCTTGATGTCTTCTTTAAGCGCGTCTACCTTTTCAACTAAGGCTAACATAATCTTATTATCCAAATCATGATTGTCAAGACGTATATTATGTCTGTCAAGTTGCTCACGGTTTTTCTCCACAAGCATCTCAAGACGAGTAATTCGTTGTTCTTGGTTCGTCAGTCTAGTAGCAAAGAAAGCCCACAAGCCTGCTAAACCTACTAGGAAGCCGACAAACTCATAAATGTCAGAAGGGTTAAATGACATTCACTATCAACCTCCCTGTTTGTCATATTTTTCGATTGTGTTCTTAGCGATTATTAGCTCGTTTAATTCGTTTTGAAGAGCTGCGATACTTTCGTCTTTACGAGAAATACCTGCTTGAATATCGCTAACTCGTAATTCGAGATTTTGTTTCTCTAAGAATAACTGACCAGAAGACTCTCTAATAGCTGAAATCTCTGTCTTAATATCCTTAATACGTTTTATGATTAATTCTAAACTCATTCGAATGACCTCCTGTTTTTATACTGTAAATATGACACCGTCGAAACCTAACCAGTTGTCTACGTTCTTACGGACCTCGATAACTCCGTCAGGTTTGAATACTATCGACGCGTTACCGTAAGCGTCATTAATAGCCTGAATATAAGTTATGCGCCCAGGTCTAAACCCAACAGGTAAATATCCTATCTGAGCCCCCCATGCGACTGACTTACCGTCACGAGCGATACCACGCATAGTAACTAGGTTACCGTGTTTAGATACTTGCACCTCTTCGCCCTCGTTAGCATGCCAGCCGTTCCATAGGGATATGTTTACCCACTTAGTAGCGACTTTAGTCTCTCCAGGGTCTACAGCAAATTTTTGCCAAGCGTTCCAAGTACCATTATACATGCGTCTAATCCACAGTTCATCTTTGTCATGTGGAGTATAATACTGCACTAGATAATTAGTTAAGTTGTGATGATTGATAATCCATAAATATCCGTTACGCTGAGCACCTTGTGGTAAGTTAGTTACGTTATTAGTAGCGTACAGACCGCCTACAATAAGCTTGTTAGCATCGCCAGTGATTGCTAGTGTGCGTCCGTCCGGTTTTGCTAACTGGACTGTCGGTACGAGTTTACCATTCGAGTAAATATCCCCACCTACGTCCAAAGCGCCTTTCTCACGGATTTTCATCACACCTATACCTTCTGGTGTATAGTTTAATATAACTGCCTCAGACGGAGCTGTGGTATTATATCGTACGCCATCCGGTTGGATACTATCTGAGAACCTATCTCTCACGACAGCTTGAATATCCCAAGCGAACTCTGGGGAGAATGTGCCCGTTAAATTAACAGACGAATTAGTTAAGTTTTCGACTCCGACATTAGTGAGCTCTCCTCCAGTGTTCTTAGTCCAGGTGTTATCGGACTCCAGAGTCTTCTTAGTTCTAAATATCATAGAGAGACTGTTCTTACGGACTCCATCAATAATAACTGGAGCTATACGGATATTACGAACTAATGTGATAGTATCGTTCCTACTGCCTGAGCGTAACGCTTGTACAGTTACAGTCGGTAGGAAATATGGAACTACGGTAATGACCTTCTCGAATGTGTCCGAGCGGATACCACGAGAGTCTGTAACGTGTCCACGAATTGTATATTTACCGTTAGCGCTAAAGAAGTTTAACTTAGCACCGTCGGTAGATATGGTATTGTTGTAGCCCACTACCTCAGCGTAATACGATTTGATAGTCGAGCCTAGATATGGTGTAACTCCGAAGTTAACCTTAGCTACACTTAATATCTGTACGAAAGTATTATTAGTAGATACATCCGCGAGTTTAGGATTTGTTTCAGATAAGATTAGGTCATTAATTATCGGTTTTCCGTTGGCAGGTATACTTAATGTATATTTACCCTCATAGTCATTCCCAATCTTATTGTTACCATTGAACGTACGGACAGATATTACTAGTTCTCCCGAATTGGAGTTCGGTATTTTGTTTGCAAGATTTAAATCTGGAGTAAACGTTACAGTTGTTCCGTTGGTAGTACCTAAATCGATCCAGTCTCCACCAAAGGCTTTCCACCATACTTGATGAGTATATGAGTTCGAATATCTCTCAAGGTTCACGGTTATTGTAGAGCCTAAAGTGTTTCCTTCGACTGATTTAATTCTGCTAGAACGTGGAATATCCGTAAGTTTGAGCTCGCCTTTTTTCCATCCGATATCTCCAAGCGACGAAACATCCAGCATACGTGCCCATACTACAATAGTCTTAGAGCCGTTATCATCGTGAGTGACAGTCTTTGTCCCACTTGCGAGTAACACAGCCCCGTTACGTGTATCGAACGCATGATATCCACTATGGACTGTTTCACCATCAATCTCTACCTCAGCCTTAGCGTCAGCATCGTAGTTAAATGCCCATGCGGATGCGTTCATTAGTTTTAATGTCCATCTAAGTAGACTCGTGTTAGACAGAATATCATAGGACTCTTCTACTACGTCTAATACAAGTTTTACATAATTAGGACTAGTATATCCAACTACTTGTACCATAATATCATCCTCCTATTTCGGTCCAACATAACGGACTACATTATATTTAGGGTTGTGTTCGTACTGAGACTCCACATAATAACCGATTTGTAAACTCAAAGTAAACACCCCGTTATCAATGTGAATAACCCCATTAGCAATATACATTACCTCTGAACCTGCTGAGAACATGCTTATACGGTTTGGTTTGATCAAAATATAACTGTCCCCAGAACGTTCCCCAATAGCTAATCCTTCATTCGAGAATTTCATAGCAGTGTCGATAGCGTTCCATACAGCTGTCATATTTTCTAAGTTAGCTTGAATAAGCTCCATACGAGCAGCCATAGTAATAAGGTCTCGCTCAGCTTGTTTACGGTCCTTATCGTTAGCTTCCATCAATGCTTTGAACTTCTCATCAAATTCTTTTGCAGTAGCTAGTGCCGCATTAGCCTCTAATTCTTGTTTAGTAATAAGCATCTGGTCTTCCAGAGCTTTAGCTTGTGCAGCTTGGAGTTCTTTTTGCTTCTCCAATTCCGTTTTAGCAGCCTCTGCTTTAGTAGCTGCCTCAGTAGCCTTATTCTCGGCTGCGGTAATACGACTATCTACTGCTGATAAGTCGGATACGTTACCGATACTGTCTACCTTTGTTTTTAACTCCTCGACCTTAGTCTCAGTGTTAGTTCGTACTTCAGTAATTTGAGAAGATAAATCACGACTAGTATCAGTGATACGAGTGATAGCCTCTTGCTCCTTATATGCTGAAGGCGGTTTGGAAATATTCCCAACAACGGTAGCCACGTGGTTTTCAATAGTGACTAACACGCGGTCACCTTGTCGAGCGTCAATAATTTCAGATATAGGCGTATTAACAGACGAGCCGTCAATCGCTACGTATTTATTTTCACCGTCTACGACAACGGTACCTCGAACGGTATTAGACACTTCAGGCTTTTTATCGCCAGCAGTTAGAGTAGCAAACTCTTTCATCAAATGTCTTGATAACTCGGCCATTAATATCACCTCCATAAATTAGTAGTATAGACCACAGTCGTCTCAATCGTACAGCCAGTCCCACATTTAATGTTCTGGGAAATAATCTTAGCTTTAACTTGGTTAAGACCGAAACGTCTGTAATCTAGCATCACACAGTCGCCTACCCTCACAGGACAGAACCCATGAGAGAAAGTAACCTTGTGTTCGAGACTAGATAAGTCTCTTAATTTTTTCACAGCGTATTCGTCCAGATATTCTTGAGAGGGACGCCCAACAATGTCCGGACTAGTGTCACGTCTCATGACTCTGCGACCACGATTAGGAATAGACACTGGACTAGCAGGGTCAGTATTCTCAATTCGCGATACGATAGTAGACCCATCAGAAGAATATATAACTTCTAACACGTTAGGCACACCATATAAATCTCGTTCATCTCGGATATTTGGATTAAGGATTGAACTGTTGCCGTCATCGAATGTCCAGACAGGCTGTAAGGACGATACGTCCGTAATAGGACTAAATAAGATGCGTCCGCGCTCGTCTAGAGCTATGCGATAACCTGCTTTAGGTAATAAATCCTTAATGAATGTTAGCCAATTATCTTTGGTATTAGCCACGAAGTCAGTAAATAACTTCTTATCGCTTGGAGTGTAAACCGAAATTGCTCTAGAGTGTTCTCTACAAATACGGTAGGAAATATCCGTAATGTTAGTTTCTTTAGGGAGTGTGTACCCCAATGTGGGATAGTCGTCTTTGAGTTCAAGCAAGGGTGAATATGCATCAAGTGAGATAGAAAATTGCTTTCCGTCAAATCCGACAGATGGGGTCTGCACTAAAAAGGTCCCTAGAGGTAACTTCTCTTTTACTCCATTTTGAATTGCTATGAGATATACTCTGATGTACTGTTCGTCAAGCTGAGTCGTACAGTCGAAAGTGGCGTGCTCTAAGGTCTCGTTAGTCTCGTCGCGAGTGATTCGACAAGATTTAACTGCGTCCAAAGGCTCGATGTCTTCCCAAGTGTGAACGTCGACTTTGTAAAATTCGAAAGTCTGCGTCATACTCTTAGTCCAATCTATCATATTTCACCACTCTCCACTTTCTTAACTTCAATTGATATAGGTACCACTAGCACTCTATGTTTGATACTAAAAGACAAGCTGATGCTTGCATAATATCCACTGCCGTTTGGTTCGCGGACATACACATCGCCAGAGTATTCAGCAAGTCGTCTTAGTTGATAAATAAGGTCTTTGTCTTCTTTAGGAATATCAGTATTCCATGTAGCAGACACACCCTTCTGAGTACCATAATAACTCACAGGGTTTTTGCGACCGATATATTCCGTAAGGACTGTATCTACATTGAACTTCTCACTAACGTCTACGTTATAAGGAAGCCTAACCATTGAGCCATGAATTTGACTCTCAGGTCTATATTGGTCGTCCTTAGAATATGGTTTCCACGGTTCGTCCCATTGAATAACAATCGCTGGGTCGTGGACAGGTAGTGGCGCTAAGTCTGAGTATTCATTCAAACCAGTCACAATATCTGTAGAGACTACACGATATCTAGCGTAATCTAGAGTAGGGTGTGGGTCTACAATTGCTGCACTACCGTCGTTGTCAATACCTGAACCGATTAAGGTTAGGCTACCATTGGCGTTAATACGTAATACCGTTAAGGTTACGTTACGTGGCATATTTCCTTCTAAGTCAAAACAGTAAGGTCTAATACGAGCACTCATATTTTTGCGGTCGTATTCCACGAAACCATCTGGTAAATAATCGGTACCTGACCATCGTACGTTTAATAATTGTTGTGATTGAGCGACTAATCCACTATCCATCGATACTGATACCTTTAGATAATATGATTGGCCGTTTACTAGAGTAATATCTTTAGGAGTCAACTCCTGATATAACTCGTTGTCTGTCATTACGTGAACTTTAGAATATACTTCTGAGTCCGCACTAACAGTCTTACGTTCACCAGTACTAGATACCACTTCGTAACTATCCTTAGCAATCACGCTAATATGAGTAGTTACTGCTCTTTGAGTAGATGGTCTAGCTGTGATGCTGAATGGAATTGGGTAGTTGCGGATTGTTCCGTCTCCACCTTGACCGCCTTCAGCTTGTTCACGTAAGTCCATACCAGAAACATATAAGTAAGTATCGTCTGGTCCAGAACTAGTATCATACTTACACAATCTAGGCATAATATAACCGTCTTTATCAATCGTAATACCAGTAGAATATAGTGTCCATTCCTCGTAAACTGTTACGGCTATCGAGTCATGATTAGTCACAGTGTTGCCTTCAGAATCATCGACGTTAGCGTTAAATATAATAGCAGTATCGTTATGATTACTACTCTTAACATATGCGCTAAATAGGAATTTTTGTCCAGCCTTGACGGCAATCTTTTGGGTAAGACCCTTATTCATAGCTTTAGTTCTAGCTACTGCGTGGCCTTTATATCTGTCAGAAATTACTTGGTAATCTGTAAGATTGATCCAGTCACCAGTAAACATATCGGCCCCACGGAATAAGTTAGGTTTGTTACCCTCGCCAAGTCGGATTTCTACAGTAGGCGGTGTGTAAATATTAATTACGCGTTGAGTTGACCAGTCACTAAATTCTTTAGTAACACCAGTCGTCCGAACACGCCACTCAATTTTACCGCCTGTACGATATTCTCTATTATCGACTTTGTAAGTGTGTATTTTTTCTCTATCACTTTTTGATTGTTCAGCAGTTAATATCTTAGTGGATTTAACACCGTTGATAATTAACTCTACTTCGGCACCAACCATTTTTGAACCATCTTCAGTATTGTGTACCCAATATAAAACTAGGTTATCACCCACTGCGGCATTGGACGTTAGGGACCAAGTCGTCGGCGGTTCTGGTTTAGTACCAATAACAGTGTTGACTAGACTACTCCATGGAGACTCGCCATGAGAGTTCTTTGCGCGAACCCGGAAGAACCAGCGTTTGCCTTTAGTAAGTCCAGTCATAAATGCACTGTTAGCTGTTACTGTTTGAGATTTAACCTCAGAAGAACTGTCGAAATATCGCTCATCAGTAGATGCCTCTACGACATAACTTGTAGCCGTAGGTTCAGCTCTCCACTTAAGACTAGCAGTAGTTTCAGACTCAACTTCCACAGTAACTCCCATTACCCCATCAGGGGCAGTCTCGGTCTCACCAGAATATGGAGACCAGTCACTATACACAGGTGTTCCTGCGACATAGTTTACAGCTCTGTAACGTACTCTATATTTACCGCCAGGCGATACTGCTCTGTAATATGTAGCGCGTGCCGTTACGACAGACACTACACCTCCGTCTATACGGTTGTCGCCATTATACAGTTCAAACTGTAGGGCGTCCGTACGGGAGTCAGAAATATTATCCACGGTAGACTTCAACATATAGTTTTGGTCAATAGAGATATTTGGAGCTGATGAAGGCTTAGCCGGAGGGCTGTCACCTACCACAAATTCAGCAGTAGTATCTTCAGCCGTCCAGTAAGACTTAGTTTCCTTACCTTCTCCGTATGTTTTAGATACTGGAGATACGATACATCGCACTAATATAGCATTAGACGGGTAAGAATATGTTGCGTTTTCGTCTTTAGTAGTAGACTCTGACGCTTTGAACCAGACACCGTCACCAGTGTTATACTCCCATCTGACTGCGAAATGGTCTAGATGTTCAGCATTAGCACTGTCGGTACTAGTTCCTTCTTTTGTTAAACTTCCAATGGAGATAGGACTCATGATTGAGTAGCTACCGCTGTCCGGTGATTTGTCGATTACCGCGCGCTTACCAATCAACTCACGAATATACCAACGATAGTTAAATACCCATGAGTCAATAGCTACCCCATTATACCATGTAGATCCGCTCTTAATTCGTACGATATCTCCGTTCACAGGGGCTCCGCCAGAACCAGTGTTCTTAGCGAAGTTCCATGCGGCAAATATAGTACTTGAACCGCCGGATTGTACGGCGATACGCAGGTTAGCTACCTTCATGATTATACTCTCCTTTCAATTCTAGCAGCACGAATAAGTGACTCCATAGCTGTTGATACAGCAGAGCCATCATCGTAAGTAATACCGTCGATAACGTAAGTATTACCTGTGCTGTCCATAACTTTCTTAAGGTCTGAGATAGCAGTGGCTACCTTAGTACCAATGTCATTTTGACGGTTTGGTGAAACATCTCCGACTGATACCGCTCTAGTTAAAGTAGCAGACAGTGGGTCTGTTCCAAGCAACCCTCCTAGAGCACTTGCGCTTCGTTTAACGCTAGATAAGTCTAGGACAGGTGTGATTGTCGGATTGTTGTTCATTGTAGAGTCTAGTAATGATCCGATGAAATCTAGACCTTTGTTCATACCATCTTTAGCAGCGTTAGCCATAGACATAGCTGTATCGTAAATATAGTCTCCGCCATCATTCAATGAGTTAGCGAAACCTGATACTACGAATCGACCAATCGCGTAAAACACACGAGAAGGTGAGTGAATATCTAAAGCTCTTCTAGCTGCTGAGGCTGCTTGTGATGCCATAGCTGATGCTTGAGCAGCAACCATATATGAGTTCGCACTGATACCGTTAGCTAAACCTTGAGCTAATCGTCCACCAGCACTATAGAAGTTAGAGTAATATGAGCTTACCGCAGACACTGCTGCTGATAATGTACTAGTGATACTTGAACGGACTTTAGAAGACGCAGTTCCAATACCAGTAGCTAACCCAGTACCTAACTTAGTACCGCCAGCTGTGAATAAATGTTCGTACGAATTGACTAATGAGCTAGCGTCGGAAACAATACCTTGGATAGCTGTTGATACAGACGCTCCTGAGACAGAAATACCAGCTGCAAGAGACTCGCCGATACGGTTACCGACACCGTCGAAGTCTGCGGAAATATCTCCGATAGACCCTAACGCTTCGCTAATAGCTGTGGTAATACTTCCAGATAAGTCACCAAGACTACCCTTGAGTGACTCAGTTATAGCTGAAGATAAGTCAGTTGATGCTTTCTCAGTTAATGTAGTCTCTAAAGTAGACATAGCTTCTTCGATAGCTGGTCCTATAGCTTCTAACCCAGTAGTTATACCTTCTGAAATATCAGTTGAAATGTCTGAGCCTAAAGTAGAAGTAGAGTCTTTGAAGTTGCCTAAGCCTGACTCCATAGCTGTTTGAACTTCGGACATCATATTTTCTAATGCCGTTTTAATGGTTTCAGTTCCATTTTGAAGTCCTTCAGCGACACCTTCACCACCGATAGAACCAAGCTTGTCAAAAGCTTCTTTAATGTGGTCGATAGCTCCTAAGTCGATAGAACCCATAGAGTTTACGGTATCTATTAGACTTTTCATGGTGTCTACTGCAGTTTGTATAGAACCGTCGGATAATCCACCTAGTTGTGTACTACCGAAGTTATTAATAATCTCAGATAGTTTACTAAATGAGCTTAACGTAGACTCAGCAATGATAAGACCTTGCCACTTACGGACAGAATCTGCTAAAGTACCCAATGGTTCGGCTAGTCCAGAGATTACTCCAGCACCTAATTGACCAGACCAAAGTTTGCCGATACCTCTAGCTAAAATATCCAACGTGGTTACGGCGTCTTCTGAGATTGTTACGCCTTCCCATTTCTTTATAGACTCAGCTAAGGTGCCTAATGGCTCAGCTACTTCACTAATAGCTCCAGCGCTCCATCCTGAGAAGAAGAAGCGGTTGATACCTTCTGCCAAGTCTCCGAGACCTTTGTTCATACCTTCAGGGATATTTACGCCTTCCCATTTCTTAATGGACTCAGCCAATACGCCTAACGGTTCAGCTACTCCAGCGATAGCTCCGGAAGGGAATCCAGAGAAGAAGAAGTGGTTAACACCTTCAGCTAAATCGCCTAAATTCTTAGCCATGCCCTCAGGAACTGTTACGCCAGACCATTTTTGGACAGAATCAGCCAACACCCCTAAAGGTTCGGCTACGCCATCGATAGCTCCAGCACCAAATCCAGAGAGCGTGAATGCTGAAACCCCTTGAGCTAATTGAACTAATTGAGATCCCATATTTTCAGGAATCGTTACATCGGCCCATTTCTTAACAGAGTCAGCTAATACCCCTAAAGGCTCAGCTGCTGCAGAAATAGACATAGAGCCGATGATAGAAAGTGTGTTAGCAAAACCACCTAAGGCTAAAGTACCGAGGGCTCCGGACATAGCGCTCAAGCCACGACCGATTTCATCCCATGATAATCCCGCCATTTTGACGAAAGCTTCTGCCAACTTATCGATATTTGCACTGGCAGACTCTAGAGACAATCCACCGATTAAGGACATGAATCCTCCTAGGTTACCAGTTAAACCGGCTGCAGTACCTAGTTCTGCCAAAGCACCACCCATAGCGGTTAAGCCACGACCGATGTCTTCCCATCCTAATCCGGATAGTTTAGTTAGAGCTTCGGAGATTTCGTCTAATGATTGTACGGCAATATTGATAGCTCCAGCTCCAATGATAGCACCAAACCCACCAAAATTACCTACGGCTGATGCAGCAGTGCCTAATTCGGCTAGTGCGCCACCCATACCAGTAAGTCCTTTAGCGATTTGTTCCCATCCCATAGAACCAAGTTTTCTCATGTTTTCGGAAATCTCATCTAGGGTTTGAACTAGAATATTAATAGACTCCGCTCCGAGAATAGAACTAAAACCTCCGAATCGTCCTACAATAGTAGCAGCTCCAGCTAATTCAGCTAATGCACCACCCATAGCACTTAGACCACGGCCGATTTGTTCCCAACTCATAGAACCAAGTTTCTTAAGGTTTTCAGAAATCTCATCTAATGTCTTAGACATGATAAGAATAGAAGTGGCTCCAGCTACTGAGTTAAATCCAGAGAATCTCTGTAAAATAACAGCGGCTCCGACTAGTTCGGCTAGAGCACCGCCCATAGCAGTTAGACCACGTTGGATAGTCTTCCAACTCATCGAGCCTAATTTCTTGAGACTAGCAGATATCTCGTCTAGTGTTGACGCTAGTATTAATATAGAAGTAGCTCCTAATACAGAGCCGAACCCTGAGAATTGTTGCAGAATAACGGCAGCTCCGACAAATTCAGATAGCGCTCCACCCATAGCGGTTAGACCACGTTGAATTTGTTCCCAGCTCATGTCTCCAAGAGACTTAAGATGTTTAGCAATCATGCCCATACTGATGCTCATGATTAGAATGGATGTTGCTCCACCAATAGCTTTACCGCCTGAGAATTTATTTAGGATAGCAGATGCTCCGACGAATTCAGCTAAAGCTCCACCCATGCCGGCTAGCCCTTTACCTATTTCCTCCCAACTCATATTAGCAAATATTTGAGCCGCTTTGCCTAATATTTTGATAGACTCAGCTAGGATTAATAGAGATACAGCGGTCACCGGTGAAATCTTAACGTCTTTAATAGCAGATAGACCTTTAGTCAATCCAGATATAGCTACTCGTACACCAATAAGACCTTTAGCTAATTGTTCCCAGTTCATATTACCGAATGTTTCTACTGATTTGGCAAGCATTTTGACGGCTTGAGCCATCAGCATTAGTGAGACGGCTGCTTTGACAGTATTCAGTTGACCGTAGTCTTTTACGGAGGATACTAAGTCTTTAAAGGCCTTGTTTAGGACTTTCATCATTACTGAGATAGAGAGAATACCACCAGCGACTTGTTCTGGGTTAAGTTTAGATAATCTCTCAATAGCACTTACTAATAAAGTAACTGATGCTGCGATAGCTAATACAGATACCACTTTAACGCCTTGTGAGAAGTTACTTAGTGAGCTTTGGATACTACTCATGAATTCTTTAAATCCAGATGCGGCTTTCTCTTTACCGCCTCCCATGAAGCCTGATACTTTCTCCTTGATTTCGTCAAGGGTGTCTGCGAAACTCTTAAATGTGTTACGGAATCCTTGAATTAAGGCAATAATACCTCCACCGGCTAAACCAGCGAGCATATTCTTAACAGTAAGATTGCTACGGAACCATTCCACTACTGGAGATAAGAAATTCTTAAGCCACACGAACACACCACCAATAGCATGTCCTGTCGCAGTAATTCCTTGTTTCACTCCGCCCATTTTACCGATAAACTCGTTAATTACTCCAGAAATAGTAGTTAATACATTAGTAATAACTTCTTGTAAATATTGGAAAGCTCCATTCGATTTAACGTTCTTGTTAAGGTCGATGAAGAACTGTCCCATCTTAGCTGAAATGTCTAAGAATTTACTACCGATATTTTGTAGTAATCCTCCGCCAAAGAATTCAGCGAAAGGTTTTAATAGTTGACCTAATCCATAACGAACTAAGTCTAATGCAGCAAAGAACCCACGAAATGTAGTTCTAATCTTCTCCATAGCTTCTTCGCTGGGTTTTAAACTTGCTGTAAATTGTTTAAATTTAACAGTTAAGTTGTAGAGTTGCTCACCAGTCGTAGCTGGGAAGAATTCTCTAAAACTTTCTTTGAAGGCTGTAACTACTTGTCCAAGAGATTGGAAGGCATTCTTAAATCCCTCAATCATATTCTCCCGACCAGATTGTCGAGACATACGTCTAGCAAAGTCTTCTAGGTTAATAGAGCCGTCTTTGACGTGTTCATTTAAAGACTTAAGAGCCTTAACGGAATCTAATGTGTATCCGCGAGCTTTAAGTTCTTCTTCAGATAAGCCAGATACTTCGTCGGTAAGTTTGTTAATAGACTTGCCTAAAATATCCGCTGTAACCCAGCCTTCTCCGAGAGACTTCTCGAATGAGCCAGATTTAGTGATAATATCATCGACCGCGACACCTTGTTCTTTAGCTACCGATTTGATAGACTCTTTGAACGCGTCTGCATCGTTGATACCTTGGTCGAGAATTTGCTTCCATCCAGTACTTAAACCTTCGGATAACAGTTTGTTTCGAGCGTCTGCCGATTTACCAATAACTGCTCCGACTGAGTCAGAAATAGAAGTTAGTAAGTCTTTAGCTTCCTCGAAGTCACCGACCATAATTTGCCAACTTTGTGTCCAACCAGATTGCGCGGCTTCCTTAAGAGTATCCCATAATTGAGTAAATGTCTTAACTTTAGTAGCTGCGTTTACGGCTGTATCAGCAAGTTGGGTAATTTGTTTTGCTTGTTCTTCAGTATATCCTTTAGCGATTAAATCAGCTTCAGTATACGCACCAGATAACTGCGTTAAAGTTTCTGTCAGTACGTCAGCTGTAAGCCATTCGCCTTTAGATAAGGACTCCCTGAATGAACCATATTTTTGAATCAATGCATCTACGTTAGTACCCATTTGTGTGGCAGTCCGTTTTAATGCATTTTGAAATACTTCACCACCCATACCGGCGTTTACTACTGAGTTCCAGTCCATAAGCTGAACTTTACCAGCTGCTAACGCTTGGGAGAGTTGATACATCGCTGTACTAGCTTGTTGAGATGTTGAACCCGATACTGCGGCTAAGTTGGCAATACCTTTGATAGATGTTACTGACTTGTCCAGTGATACACCGGCCGCTGTAAACGTACCGATGTTACGAGTCATCTCGGTGAAGTTATAAATAGTTTTATCGGCGTATGTGTTTAACTCACCTAATGCTCGGTTTACGTCTTGTAAACTAGAACCTTTAGATGAGGTATTCGCCAAGATTGTTTGCACGGCATTCATTTGGGTTTCGTATTCTGAGAACCCTGTTTTAATAGGATCAATGGTGAGAGCCGACATCATATTCTTACCAGTTGTGATAGCAGCGTTGGTAATACGTACCATAGCTGTTACTCCAGCAATTTCTAATGCTGAGAATCTGTCACGTACGACATCAATGCCACTAGTTAGTGGATTAAAGTTCATACCTTTGATGCCTGAACTGATATTTTCAAGACCTTTAGATGCTCCGTCAAACTTAAGAGCTTGTTTAAGTCTATCCAGAGTACTCATACTGGTCTTGACATTACTTTCGAAGTCACGGTTCTCAAAGCCCATGGAAACTACGCGTTCATCGACGGTCTTACCCATTGCTTACCTCCTTCCAAGCATCTGATGCTAGCTTGTCGAATACGGGTTGTATTGCAGGATTAATATAATCTCTACCTTCTACCCATCCACCTGTGCCAGTGCCATGTCCATACTGTAAAATAATAGCGATAGGGACTCCTTTGTTAACGTGACTGTTGTATAGGTCTATAGAATATCCCTTACCAGTCTTGTTAATCTCGAAGTGCCAAGACGATGCGGTTAGTCCGCTTCTTACAGGGGTAGCTTGAGCTAATGCGTCGACTGCCATTTGACCATACTTCTCTAAGGCTACGATAGTGGCTCGTTTACTGAGTTTCTCGAAATATCGAGTTACTTTAGAATAGTCGCCTTTATGTTTAATTCGAATCATTAGCTTCAACTCCTATCCTGATGTGTTAAATTTCTTCTTGTTTTCTTCGTTAATTCGGATTTGCATTGCTAGAATTTCCTCTTTAGTTCTTTGTTTCGGAGGACTATTCTTGATGTTACATATTTTTATGAGTGCTATTAATCTATGAATATGCCACTTTTCAGCCTCAAAAGGTATGTTGTATGACGTCATCCAGTAATATATAAGTTCTGAAGTAATAACGTCTCCATCACTCTTCTTCTTACCGTCATCGTACTCATAGAATGTAGTAGCAGTACTCGGATGGTCGATATAGTTGATGATTTCGTCGTGATACTCGGACGCGAGAATGTAATATACCAAAGGGTCCACATTCTTGTTCAACATCATACAATGTATGTAATCTAGAACCTCCTCGTTAGTCAACTGCCTAGAGTTATTGAGAAACGGTTTACACCATCTCGACTCCCATTTTGAAATTGCGACAAGGGAGTGTTCTAGTCGTATAGTGCACTCATTCAAGTATGCGAACTCTTGCTTCTCATCGTCCCATATCTCCTGTTTAGGTATGGTTATCTGAAGCATTGGTTAATCTCCTATCTAGATTTGTTATGTTTCTTGTGATGCTTGAAATCTTGTACTTTAGGAGCTGGTTCCACACCTAAGTCTTTAGGTAGAATACCACGAGTAAACTCGTCAGCCGCTTTAGCATCTAGAGCAATCTCCATGAATAATTCGTCATAAGCACCGCTAAATTTGAAAGTGTTAAGTGCTTCTTGTGATTTAATGAATTGTTTACCATCGAAACTCTTAACCCCATAAGCTTTAGTGATAATACGGTCGAACATATCTAATAGTTCTTCTCCGCGTTGTTCAGCTACTAATTTGTCGATATGAGCTGCTAGACCATTTGGCATAGTCATCTCTAATTGTAACAATTCAGCTTTAGTTAGGTTGAAGTAGAAGTCTTCAGTGACTGTTTCTCCTGCAAAATTTTGATAAGTAATAGTTTTCTTTAGCATTTTAAGTTCTCCTCTCATTTTTAAAAAGAAAAGGAGCCCAATTAAGGGCCCCAGAAATATTAGCCAGCAGCTAAGATTGATTTGATTTCATCTGGTAAAGGCATACGAGCCGCTTCAGACTCAGTTCCATACAAGATGTCTTCTAACTTTTTAAGTTTGTCTTTCTCAAGATCAGTTGATACAATTTCCAAGTGAGCAGTTGGACGTTTACCTTCCACAGCTACTGGAGTTGTTGTTAATTCCCATGAAAGTTTCATAGCTTCTGGGTCTTTATTGATTGTTTCGTATTGGCGTGATGATGGAGCAGCCATACATCCGTATACTAAGTGAATAACGTATCCGTATTCTTCTTTCAATAAGTCGTTACCTAAAGTAGTAACGTAAGAAAGACCGAATGGTTTACGTGATTGTTGACCTACACGAACACCTTTGATAAGTTCAGCAGAACCATCGCACTCAGCGAATTCTTTAGGATATGTGTAAGCTTCGATAGTAGCACCGAATTCTTCACTTGAAGTTAAGCTTAAATATTTAGAGTCGTTTGCAAATAATGGAGTTGACTCAGCTCCTGATGGGTTTTGGTTCACTGATGTGAAACCGTTCCATGCTACACCATCCACATATTTACCTTCTGTGTTTGGTTTGTATAGTACTGGGCGTTTTACACCCAATTCGTATAATCGTTTACCGATTTCATCCCATACTAATTTAGTCATTGTGCTATTTCCCCCTTAGAAATATATAGTAAGAATATCGTGATGTAGATTTTCAGAAATGTAATGACGGTCGTAACTACAATATGGTAGTGTCAATAACTTGTCGATTACTGGGTTGTCTGGTTTTCTACTAATCACGGTTAGTTGATATTTGTTGTCGTTTAGATAATCCGGACTATTAGTAGCGGCTCTAGTAGAAATATGTTCTCTAGTGTACTTAATGGCTGGATAATCCATGTTGACCGTAGCGGTCGGTTGGTAATATACATTGCGGCTACCTAGAGTCTTCTCTAATATAGCCTGTAGCTCAGTTCGTCGGTTTAGGACCATTATAGACACCACCTACTGAAATATGAACGTTAGGATATTGCAGATCGACGGACTTGACTTTCCAATATCCGCCGAGAGCTGGTAATAAGAACTTGACGTATGTTAACGCAAACATGTTTTCGAATAAGTTAGGATCCATTGTAACGCTGATTTCGTTACTGATATTAACGTTATCGATAACAGTGCCTGAATTATCGTGTTGTCGGTAGTTCTTAATCAAATATCCGCTGTAAGTTTTCTCGGTAATAACGTCTTCATAAACGCCTGGTTCAACTTCCTGAGTTTTGCTGAATCCTAGAATACCGTGAAATTTACTCATAATTATTCATTCACTTCAATTTCTAAAGCGATAGCTGAATATGGTTTAACTAACGCACCAGAGCAACGAGTTTCGATTAGGTATTTTTGAGCATTGTAGTCGATATCGAAGTCATCGAATAAGTTTACAGCTCCACCTTTGTCAGCACCTACGTTGTAGTCACCGATGTTAGTGATGATACCTAATAATTGTTTCTTCTTAGCTCCATCTTGGCGTTTTTGGTTCTCCATAACTGGAACCGCGATGATTTCAGACACACGTAAAGTTATACGTAATTTTTCTTCTGAATCGTAGATAGTACGTCCAGTAGTGTCTTCTAATAATAACATTTCTGTTAATACATCTTCAGTTGTGTATAACGCTGGGTTGCCAGAACCTTTGTAGTCTTTACGAGATTTGATAGCTGCACGAATAAATGCTTTAGCCACTTTAGCTCCATCTTTAGGATCATCTACAGCAACTAATGATTTAACAGTATATAAGTCTTCATCTTTCCAGATTGGACGAATATTTTGTTCGTTGATTTTGTCGTCGCTTGAAGACTCACGTCCGTCCCCAACTAAGATAGCACGAGCGATTTCCTCGTCTAACATTAAACGCATTTCGCCTTTAATCCATGCTACTACGTCGAAGTCTGTGATATCAATCATGTCATCACGATCGATTTTTTGCTTTTTATAGATTGTTGTTGGTAAAGTAGAACGTTTCAATAGTGTGAATACTTCTTCTTTTTTAAGTTTACCTTTAATATAACCGCGAGCACGAGCTTCATCTTCAGTAATGTTCGCGAATAAAGATTTAACACGAGAGAATGGTGAGCGTTTAACTCCACCCATAACGCGTTTAACCCATCCCATATCACGAGAGATGAAATCTGGAACATTGTTTAATGTTTTAGCTTCTGGGAATAAGTAGTCGATGTGTGTTACACCGTGCTCTAAGAATGACTCTTTCAAGCTTCCGTAGCGTTTTCCGTCTGCTAAGATTGCTTGCATATCATCGTGTGATAATACGTTTTGCTCTTGCATGTTGTCGTTTTCGAATAAGTTGTGTTTCATTTCTTCAATTCCTCCTTGAACTGCTTCGCCTACTAGTTCATAGACTGCATCTTGTTGTTGTGGTGTTAGAGTGTTTAATACTTCTTCGATTGAAGCATCTTCTGGTAACTCTACTTCATCTTCGATGTACTCTAAATCGCCATCTTCGTCTTCGTCAGCATGTTGCATTTCTTTACCTTGGTTTTCTAATGCCATACCGATAAGTGCATATACTGCTTCTTGTTGTTCCTCATTTAATGTATCGAAGATATCTTGGATAGTTTTGCCACCTTTATCTTCGTGCATTAATTCGAACTCTTGATTGTTGTCATTAATCACAATATCATCTCCTGTATAAAGAATGAACTCGCCATCAGCGTTAGAGCCGTGTGCGAGACTTACGTTTTCGATATAAGCTCCCGGATTAGCGCCAGCTAATACTAGGCTTACTTCACGGATATTGCCGTGTAACACGTCGCCTCCGTTTTGTTTTAGTTTGTTAGCGTAGATAGATAACGCAGTAACATCTCCATGACGAACTGCTTCTTTCGCACGCTGACCAGCTGCACTTTGGTTAAATACAGCGTAAGTGTAAACACCTTCAGGACGGTTTTCCAAATATGCGTGTCCTAACACATTCTCGACATCGTCGTGTTTGTGCATCCACACTAAAGGAACCTTTTTACCGTTACAGTCCTTGAAAGCGTCACGTCTAATGGTACGGCCATCTGAACACTTTAAGTCGTTTCGTGATGCCCATCCACTAAAGTCATACTTCATTTTGACTTCCCTCCTCGTCATAGTATTGATCTTCTGGCGGCATTCCAGCTCCAGCGGTCGGATTTAAGTTCTTGTTACGTAATTCATCGGCTGCTGGGTCGCTAGACGGTTTAAGTCCAACGATTTGTCGTACTTCGTTAGAAGACATAACTTCATTACGAGTAAACTTATCAGCAATGTTAGATAATTCAGAAACAGGAACAAGTCTGAACGGATCTCTGAAGAACTCAATCGATTGACGCTGTGTTCTAGCCGTTTTAGTCAAGAATTTACGTTTGAATTCGTCGACCACTGCTGAGATAATAGGCTCGATTGTACGAGTATAGTAGTTCAACATAGTCTTCTCATCTGCAGTTCCTTCTAAAACTGATTGGGTAATCCCAAGTTGGCTGTATAACATCTTAGTCAAGTATTCGATTTGAGTCATGAGGTTGTTTTCGACTGAGCGGTTAAGTTGTGTAATACGCTCAGTACCGTCGGTATACGCGATACCGTATCTAGAACCAGCTAACTGGTCTTCGATTAATTTACGACGTTCTTCTGCTTGTTTACGTCTAGCTTCGGTCTTAACAATATAAGGCAATTGGATAATCATGTCCAATTTACCGGAGCTAGTTTGTTCATCCACGACGTCTAATAAACTTAGTTTTCTAATCAATCGTTTAAGAGTTGAGTTAGGTTCGTTCATTACCGCATAAAGTGGATTTTCGATAATAGCAATAGAACTCTTAGGTAGTGTCAATTCTTCGTGATTACCGGTTCGGTCGTTATAGATACGACACTTAACATGTCTTGGGTACCACTCTAGAATTTTAGCAGTTCGCATAGTCTCTATGTCGAAAGTTCCGGGTTTGTAAATATCCGTATCAGTATCGATTGGGACTACTGCCACAACACCTTCGTCAAGCATAGACATGATAACGTCCTGCATTAGAGCACGTCCAGTTTGGTCGATGTTGGCTTCCACTGAGAAACACTGGTTTAGTTTAGACGGCATGGTGTCGACATAACGTTCATTCTCGTCTAATCTAACGTGTTTAATCTTGATAGATGCCACATCCAGAGCAATTCTGTTGTAGATAGCTGTAACTATAGAACGCTCATTACCGCGAGTTAATCGTGGTCTGTCTGGACGGTACGAATATGAGATACCTAAATCGTTTCGGTATTCCATCGTCGGGTCTTTGTTCAGCAGCGTATTCCACGCATGCTTTAATCTACTTCCGAATGATTCTTCCATTTTGATTTAATCTCCTATCTGGATACTTTCTTTTTAAGTTTTGACTTATACTCGTTGACTTTGTCTTGAGCTTTACGAACCTGTGGACTATTCTTTACGTTGTCTTTAAGTTTACGTAATTGAGGATTGTTGTTAACCACATCTTTAGCGTAGTTAGCGGCGAATCTACCGTTAGATACACTAGTTGGGATTTGGTAGCCAATAGCGTTACCGGCACCCCACAACCATCCTTTAACTCCTGATTTAAGTCGTCCTTGATCTTTAGATCTGTATTGGTTATACTTCTTAGCTCCATATGAACCCATTAAGAATGATTGTAATAGAGCTTTACCTAAGTTCATATTGGCAATTCTATGGTTACGATCTGAATCTCCGTCTCTAAATAATCGGTCAGCGGCTTTCTCTTTAGCTGCAGCTAGGTCTTTCTTATATTGAGAATCAACTTGCTTATTTTTAGTCTCGTATTTAGCGTGTAATTTTTTGTAGGCCCCATCCCACTTATCACTAGCTTCTTTATACGATTTTCCTTTTTGTTCAGCTTTATGAGCATCAGCGAGCCATTTATTATCTAATTTGTCGTACTCATGAGCACGGTTGTAGCGAATGTCTCGTTTCTGGTTTTTATAAGCTTTCTTAACGCCTCGAACTTCTTTACTTCTGGAAATACCCCATTTCATTCCGAGGACTCCATAGTGTTTTAATTCTTCGTTCACACTTGCGCCTCCTATTTATGTTTAGTCTTGTTTTTAGAACGTTTAGACGTTTGTCTATCGTATTCTTCCATAGCTTGAGTAGTAGCTTTATACGCCGCATATGGAGCAGCTATATACTTAACGATTTGTTTACCCTTTGTCTTGAGTTCTTCTCGAATTCCTTTAGCGACAATCTCTGGGGCAGACATCTCCTTAACGGTGTGCTTAGCAGCTACTTCTCCGAGCATGATTATAGGTTTCTTAGTCTTATAACCGCTTAGAGCTTTGTCGTTACGGTCTACAATAGCGTCAATACCTTGCTTCTTAAGTTCTGCGTAATATTTATCACGAATCTTATCGAATTTATCGCCTTGGCCTACTAGAGCTGTATTAAATCCATCATAGGCTTTACCATGGAAGTTTTTACTCTTACCCTTGACTATTTTCTCTAGGGCTTTAAAAGCCTTAGCCTGTTTTCTGGTTCCGCTATCTCGGTCTTCGTTAATAAGTCCAGATACATCGCCGACCATCTTCCTAAATTCTGAATCGTTGTTATACAACTTCTTAAAGGTATCTCTAGCTCTCTTAGGAGATGCTATCTTAATATCTCTTTCGAATTTAGTAGTTACTTTAGCGACTTTATCATCTGAGAACGTCATCATCTTGTTCGCTAATAGGGCTTGAGAATATGTGCCTTCGTACTTCTTCTTATCTCCACGTTTGAATGCTAAATATTTCATGTTACCAGATGGTTTAGCATCTTTAGGTAGTAGCATGATTTTTTGGAAGTCGACATTCTTAGATATCACTTGGTCTGTAGTGTACTTATGGTGGGCGTAAAATGCAGCTGCAGCGGTAAGAGCGACCCCTCCTGCTATAGCTAGAGCTTTCTCTGTTCTGATACGATTAGCAGCTCTTCTAGAAGCTTCTTCTTTAGAATATCCTTTTTCTAGATACTTATTCTGTAGACGGTCGCGGTGAGTCTTGCCTCTTTCTTGGCGTTCAATAAACTTCCGAACTCCCCATTTCATACCTGGAATACCATAGTGATGTAATTCGTTTTCGAGACTATTCGATGTCATCGATTTCACCTCGTTTATAGCGGCGTTCTGCATCATCAATGATTTTCTTATCACTCTTAAGGGCTCGTTTTTGTGCAATCTTAGAGCCAGTATATCCTAAGATACTGCCCACAGCGGCTACCCCAATACCAGCATACACAGCTGTTTTAGCGTCGTTTATATCGGCATCAGCTATTGATAAGGCGGTGGACGCTCCTAGTAACCCAGATATAAACCCTAGAGCTTTGGTTCGCTTTCTATGGTTGAATTTATTCACAGATTTAGAATATCTTCGATAAGCCTCAAGTTTTTGAGGAGCCGTGATTTGACCGTTGATAAACGACATTGATCCTAGGAGACCCGTCTTTGTCATAGCTTCCATAGTACTCAATCCTTTATCGCGATGTTTGTTAATTTTGTCTATATCACGTCTGCCAAAAGGTCTGTTAGCCTGAAGTACCACACCGTGAGTATCGTGTAAATAAAAACGACCGTCGGTAGAAAGTGTTATCTCGACTGGATTAGATGATTTTATCGGTTTAGCTTTATGCTTCCCCCACTTCATACCTAGTACTCCGAAGTGTTTTAATTCGTTACTCATGGAGCCACCTACTTCTTAAGTACTTTCATACTCTTAAGAATATCACCAGTCTTCTCTCCAGCTTTCTTACGTTTGTTAACTTCTAGCCATTGTTTGTTAGTTAGTTCTTTTTTAAGATGCCAGTAGTTACCTGAAGAGCGGTCGTAAATACGAGTACGTTTCATTTTTTCTTGTTTGTCTTGACGTTTATTACGATTATGTTTCTTGATAGCTTGGTATGTAGCTCGTCCGGCAAATGCGGCAGCTGGTACAGCTACGCCGTAAGCAAACTCTGGATTTTCTTTAAGAAATTTACCGCCAGCTTTTAAATTCTTACTAGCACTTCTAGCAGCTCTCTTAGCTGTGGCTTTAGCCATAGCGTAAATATGATGACCCCACTTCATGCCGGTTTTACCGTAGTGGTAGAGTTCGTCATCGCGTTCTTCATCGTAATCTCTATACATAATATACCTCCTATTCGAATGTGTCTTTGTTTAATTTGTATGCAACAAGAGCATCCATTGCTGAGGCTACTGAGTCAATCTTTTGGTCTCTTCTCTTCTTGAATAGCTTCTTGTTACCATTCGTGTCTTGTAGGATAACGCAGTTACCCATGTTGAAAGACATCATTTGTTCGTCGAAATATAGTAGTCGGTCTTCGGCTAGTTTCTTAAGTTCGCCAAGAGGGATACTTTCTGTTTTAGCCCCTTGAATAACTTTCTCAACACCGAACTGACCGTTCTCACTAACCCAACGTTTAATAAATTCACGAGCGCCGTATGGGTCATAACCGACCGAACGGACGTCGTAATCTCGCTCAATAATATGAGCGTCTAAGTCGTCATAGACAGCATCTAAATCTAAGATGGTTCCGTCCATAACAATAAGTGTTCCTTCGTTTAGGAACTCGTTATACTTCTCTCGCATAGCTGACGGGAGTTTCATGAGAGTTGACTCAGAAATATAGTTTCGAGTCTTAACCCCAAATCCACCGTTACTTAGTGGGAATAAGAAAGTGAATGAACAGAAGTCATCCCCTTGAGATAAGTCGACTCCCATAGAGCACGGCATTTGCCAGTAGTCTCTAGGTCTATGTGGAATAGTTTCTTCATAAGTGAAGTAATATGTGTATCCTTCCATTGGGATACCAAAACGTTTAGCAAGAATATCGTTACGACTTGATGGAACTTTCTCCATACGCTCCACTTCTAAGTGGTATGTTTCGTACGATACAGTCTTACCAATATTCGGGTTGGCTTTCACCCACATCTCAGGGTGAGCTACCTCGTTAATATCATCTAGTCTGTAATACCAGATAGATGTGTGTGGTTGAATATAGTCACCACGCAAGATGTCTAGTAATTCCATTTTGATTGAGTCCCCGATACCATTACGAACGGTACCTTCTGAACTAATTGCTACGATTACGTAGTCTGGAATCTTAGACGCCCCTTGCTCGATGGCTCCGAACACGTCTTCTCGAATATCACCAGAGAGCCATTCGTCGATTGTCGTAATCTTGTTACGAAGACCTTGTAGTTTGTCTACGGTCATCGGACGAATCTCGACCATTGAGCCAGTTAAGAAGTTCTCTATCCCTTTTTTAGTTGATGCTAACTTAACACGGTTAGCTCTGGACCCAGTGGTGTTCTGTAGTGAACCTTCTGTTAAGAATTTGAACAGAGGTCCTTTAGCTCTAGTGATAGCTGTACGAATCGGAGATAATACCTCCTCAGCTTGACGCATTGTAGGAGCTGTCGCTACTTGTAATGTGGTGGATGTGTCGACGTTTAAGTGATAGCTCTGTACGAATGAGGCATACATTGATTTTGCCCCACCACGAGCTAGAATAATAAACTGACGGTTGATTAATCTTCGTTTGAAAGATTTGGTTACATACTTACCACCATGACCATCAGGATTTGGTTCGTATACACTTCGCTCTTCGAAATAATACCAACCATAAAGTTGTTCCGCCCAAAGTTTGAACGAATCCAGTAGGGTCAAATCACGACCGTCGGTTAAGGTCGACTCATTTTCGCAATACTTAATAAAACCCTCAACTGCTTCGTCATCGTAATAAATACCGGGGTTCGCTATGTTAGCATCGATACGGTTCATCTCTAACGAAATAAATTCGTTAACGGCGATATCGCCACGCATAACCGCCTCTCTAAACTGCCCGTAATACTTTGGAACAGCAGTGTTTGATAATACCATGTATTGGTTACCACCTTTGTAATATTAGTTTAGTAGTTTCTGAGTGTAGGCTTTACGAGCTGCTTTAACGGTTCGAGAGTAACCTCCACCACCACTACGACCTCTAGTAACATAAGCTGCTGCGGCAGACACTACAAATGAGAATGCTGCTGGAATAACGTACTTGTTAAGCGCGTTACCCAACTGTTGACTACCTACATTCTTAAGTGTGTTAGTAACCCAGCTCTTACCTTTCTTCTTCTGCTTAGAAGTAAGTTCTTTGTAAGTCTTCTCCGCTTGTAGTCGTTCATTAATTTTTTTGAGCTTCTTGGTGCTCATAGATTTGTAAGACTCTTTAGTGTGAGCCTCCAAATAGTCATGATGTTTACCCCCTGGTGACGAAACGACAGATTTGCCTTTACGACGTCCCCATTTCATCCCAAGGATACCATAGTGCTTTAATTCATTACTGTTCATTTAATGCCGTCACCTCCTTAATTTGTTGGCCAAGGGTCATCCGTAATGTAAGATATTTTAGAAACCCTGATGTCTCCAATATCTCTATCGGTTGGTACTGGGTCTGTAAATTGGAAACGTAAGTGATTTGAATCAGTAACACCACCTAAGTACCACGTTCCATATGGAATACCGTCGTCGTTGAAAATCTGACCAATCATCGAACCAGCAGATCTATACCCCATAGGTATACCACCGTTTGATATAAGGAAACATTTCTTTTCACGGTTTCCTGGATGTCCAATAAACGCCGGATTACCACGTCTAACAATACCGAACCAACCCCATTGTAATCCGCCGAATTGATAAGTTACTGTATTATTAACTCTTCGGACTTGTAGATAGGAATCGCCTAGTTTAGATAGTATGTTTATGTTCTTCCAACCCGTATCTCCATCTAATACCGCCCAGCCTTGGTTACCAGAAGGTGTGCGTTTAATCCATTTAAGTGCACCGTTTGTCTTAGCTGTATCAACATAGGTTTGACCTAGTTTACCTTCGACTTTACCATTCGGCATACCAGTACCAGTAAGTTCACTAGACGAAGTAATTGGAGTGGCTGGTCCATTTTGACCTGAATCTGGTAGAGTTACTGTTCCACCACCATGAGATAGCGTTAGTGTGTTACCGCTGAGAGATAGCGTTTGCGGAATACCGACACCGTCAGCTCCTTTAGGTCCTTGAGGTCCCATAGGTCCTTGAGGTCCAGTTTGTCCGTCTAATCCATCAGATCCGGCAGGTCCACGTTCCCCAGTTTCGCCTCGGTCACCTTTAGGTCCCGGAGGTCCGGCTGGTCCTGGAGGTCCCATCGGTCCGACGTCACCTTTTTGTCCAGGCTGTCCGTCTTCACCTTTAGACCCACGTTCACCGGGAACTCCTTGTAGTCCTTGAGGTCCCATAGGTCCAGTTTGTCCGTCGCGACCATCATTACCTTTATCGCCTTTAGGTCCGGCTGGTCCTGGAGGTCCCATTGGTCCACGTTCCCCTGGAATACCCTGAGGTCCGGCTGGTCCTGGAGGTCCTTCAACAACTTTAGGTCCAGATATAGGATTGTCACCTTTGTTATGAATGTCGTCTTCGGAATTAATACGCCACTCGAGTTCCTTGATTTGGTTGTCGTAGGCTTCTTTAACTCCACCAGTTGGTGGGTCGAATATCATCCTAACTTTCAAGTATACATAACTTCTAATGTGAGGGATGACGTCAGGATTACCCCCAATATCATCCCAAGTAGAAGTCGAATCTGATACGTAGAAATCGGATGGAATCTTAGCACCGAGTTGTTTCAGTGTGGAGAATGCTGAGTTGATGTACGTTAGAACGTCGTGGTCAAAGTAGTCACTCTCCAACGGAATACTTAATAGTTTCTTGGTTGAGTCTAGAATGCTATTTGTATTTTGATTTACCATCCTTAATCACATCCTAGTAGAAAGTTCCGTAAGGTTCTACGTTTGCGTTACCACTTGAGTTTGCAACTCCGGCAGCTACGTAGCGACGCTCACCTGATTGTCCAATGTATGATACCCAGATGTATCCTTCAGCAGAATATACTGAGTCATAGCGGAATTTTTCCCCTTCATCATACACTGCAACTACTTCAGCTGATGTCGATGGAGCTGTGCGTACGTTTACAGCAGATACTGTAACAGCCATAGTTCCATCTTCGTCTTTAAGTTTACCTTCAGCAGGTGCTGACGCTGGTTCTTGCACTTGTGTATTTTGAATAGACTCTTCGTAATTTGGATAGAACCATCCAATGACTTTACCCCAAGACTCTTGGAAGTTACGAGTGCAGTAACGAGCTGGTCCACCGTTTTCTAAGTAGTCAGCGTTACCGTCAACGTTTTGTTCAATAGTCTTCAGAGTGTACCCGTCTGAATCTTGGTATACATAACCAGTGTGACCGTAAGGGTGTGCGTAAGTTTCCATTACGAAAAATGCTCCTGCTTGTGGTGCAAGTCCTGGAGCGTCATACACTACGTTTAATCCAGCGTTTGCAGCTGCGTCTAATAGGTCGATAGCATTACCGCCTAGTTCAACACCGAAGTGTTTGTATAGTAAGTAGTTGATTAAGTCTACGCATTGATAACCGAAGTAACCATCGTGGTCAGCTCCGATACCGTTGTCTGCTAAGTACTCAGCACTTGCATTCATTTCATAAACTGTTGCCATTTACATTCCTCCTTGTTGTTTCCATGGACATGTGTCCCATGGTTTGCGCTCAACGAACGCTGGTTTTAGAATACTCTCATCTCCGTAGTGAATCCCATTGTGGGTTCTCAGGCTTACAGAAATGAGGTAGTCTGGGTTCAATAAAAATTCTGTCTGGTTGATTATGTCATCAATCGTGATTGGGTTCATGTGGTGTACGATTATAGTTCCGGGAATTCGGTAATCGTCGAACTCTACACCTAAGTCGAATCCATTGTCACGAACAATAACGTAGTCTCTGACTTCAAGCCAGTTGGCAGATTTATAGAACTCTTGGTTAAGGTACCGATTTCCTCCGAATGTGGAGTGAGCTACGACACCGTTAAGTTTGAGGTATCGAAAACGCTCTTCGAAAGTCGGTAGTTTGATGAGCTCGGAATATCGTCTAATAGTCACTAGTGACCACCTCCACCGTATTCACGCATAGCATCCAGCGCGCTAGCATAAAGCTCTTCAACTTTCTTAGCAGATTTAAGAGACTCTGTTTTAGCTGTGATAAGCTCTTTCTGCTTCATAAGAATTTCTTTCTCTATTCGTTCTTTAGTCGAAGCTAGTTTCAAGTAGTGAGTAATAACTTGCGAGGACGCTGAACCATCCCTGAGTTGTTGTTCTGCAAGGTCGACTGCTAGAGCAATCATCTGGTTCTCTCTCGCTTCAGGAGTCAATGCTGGTCTTGACTTCCTTTCAGTAAGTTTCGAATTGGTCTTAGCCATCATTAGTCCTCCTTTCTGTTACTATTGATAGACTTTGAATATAGTTTCGTAAAGTGCTCATTAGGGCTACACTAGAAGGGATGCCAAAAATGCGAAAGGAGATTTGGTTTCTTACAAATCTAGGAGACTAATAAAGGTGGATTATGTTGCTTTGGGAGCTAATTAGTAGAAAAAAACATACCAACCAGTGTAGCCTTAATGAACACTTTACAGAAAACCTGTAAACTATTACCGAGCGGGACCCTTGGGAAAGTGGATTGTCTCCCAAAAAAGTCCCCCCGGAGAAATTTTTAGTAGCGCGGCGATGCAGGAGGGGGTGCAAATTTTGAGACCCCCCCCCCCCCCGGGGCGCGTGTTCCTTCCCTCCTCCTCCTCTCTCTCTTCTTTTTTTTTTT